GATCACTCGCGGCAGAGTTCCCGAACCCGATTATCATCGACGTCGAACAAGGCGTCCCGGTCGGGGTTGAGATCCCGACCTTCGGTCAGATCGACAGCTTCGAAGCTGTACTGGAAGCGATCGCTTCGCTTCTGAAACAGGACCACGATCGACAGACCGTGATCATTGATAGCCTTGACCGCCTTGAACCGCTGATCTGGCAGCACACTTGCGATCAACACGGCTATGATGGGATTGAAGATCCCGGCTATGGGCGCGGGTATAACGAAGCCTTGGATAACTGGCAGCGGTTGCTGAACGGGCTTCACATGCTTCGGATGAAGAAAGGGATGACGATCATCCTGATCGCACATTCGACCGTCGGCAAGTTCGACGATCCCCGGACGGGATCTTATTCGAAGTATGACAGCCGACTGAAGCGCAACGCGAACGATCTTGTTCAAGACGATTGCGACGCGATCCTGTTCATTAATAAAGACGTCGCCGTCGTGACCGAAGACGAGGGCTTCAATAAGCAATCGCGTCGTGGCGAGGGCGGGAACGTGCTTTGGATCTACACGAGCGGGAAGCCTTCGCACGTTGCAAAGAACCGCTACCGGATGCCCGAAGAACTTCTCTATAATGAGGGGGAGGGCTTCGCCGCTTTGGTCGATTATCTGCCAATTGAAACCGGCGACCTGGAAGCCGAGAAAAAAGAAAGTGAGAACGCATAATGGCTAAACTTGACGCCGGATTTGATCAGAACAACGTTCCCGAAGGGGACAAGGATTTCGCACCCATTCCCGCCGGAATGTATAAGGCGCGAGTGATCGAAAGTAACGAATACGAGAACAAGAAGCGGACTGGTCGGATCATCGAACTGGTCTGGCAGATCGACGGGCCGACACATGCGAACCGGAGGATCTGGCAGCAGATCAATTACATTCACAAGAATTCGACGACGCAGGGCATCGGACAACGCGAGATCAAGGAAGTTGGTCAAGCGGTCGGCGTCTGGCCAGTCGGCGACACTGGCGACCTTCACGGGAAGCCGTGTTCGGTTCGTGTCACTGTGAAGAACGATCCCGGCTATGAACCGTCGAACGAGATCAAGAAAGTGAAGGCGCTTTCCAATCCGAAGCCGGGTCAGAAGCCGAAGCGTCAGCAGGCGCAAGAGGACTATTCTGACGAAGGCGGGTTCGAACCGGACCTAGACGACGAAATCCCGTTCTAGGGATCTAGACAGGCGCGCGGGTTTTATCCTCCTGTTCCCGCGCGCCGATCAGATCCCCGGCTTGTGCATTCTGTGGGGACGGGCCGGGGATCTGATCACATTTATCAAGGGCAGAAAATGGCAGAACTACACAAACCACCTTCCGGCGTCGTCACGCTGATCGAAACCGTCAACGCGAAGCGGAAGCAGGCGCGTCACGGTTATCGCGTTCCGGCGTCGCAGATCGGCAAGCCTTGCTTGCGGTCAAGTTTTTACAAATGGCGATGGACGACGCCGGTCGAAGAAATCGACGGTCGCTTGTCTCGCCTGTTCCAAACCGGCGACCGGGAAGAAACCCGGATGATCGAAGAACTGGACGAAGCGGGGATTACGGTCGTCGATCTGATCGACGGGAAACAGATCGGCGTAAGCTTCGCCGACGGTCACGGGTACGGGTTCTTAGATGGCGAGATCGCGGGCGTCCCCGCAGCGCCGAAGAAAGTTCACGTCTTAGAGTGCAAATCGCACTCGGAAAAATCCTTCAATCATTTGGTGAACAATGGCGTCCGGGTCAGCAAGCCGGAACACTATGCGCAATGTCAGATCTACATGGGCGTTCGCAAGCGGTCACACTGCATTTACCTTGCCGTGAATAAGAACACCGATGAACTGTATGATGAGCGCATCGAATTCGATCACGCGTTTTTCCAAACCCTGATCCAGAACAGTCGGCGGATCGTCTTCGAAGCGTTCCCGCCGCCGAAGATCGCCGAAGATCCCGAAAACTTTCAATGCCGCTTCTGCGATCATAAAGCGGTCTGTCACCATGACGAATTGCCGGAAGTGAATTGCCGGACGTGCATCTATTTGAACCCGATCGACGGCGGTCAATTCCTGTGTTCGCGGTTTAACGTGTCATTAAAACGAGACCGGCAAGAAAAGGGTTGCTCGCGTCACCTGTACTTACCGACGCTGATCAATGGCGAGCAGGTCGGCGCGGATCTTGAAGTCGGGTGGATTACTTACGCGATGCCGGACGGGTCCACATACGAGAACAGGGAGCCGGGGGGCAATGATAAGCCCGAAGGATAACACCGAAAAAGTCGCGCGGCCTTACATGGCGGCGGGCTTTGGCGTTGCGGGCATAATCTGCATCGGAAACATGATCACTTTGACCGGATACCTTCACCCGATTTGGTTTACCTGGAGAATGCATTTGCATTTTCTGATCGTGTTTTGGTTCGCCTTCGGGTTCTTATTTCTGGACCTGTCGCGCGAATTGTACTTCAAAAGATCCGGTCGCGAACATTGGTTCCGACCGTTTGGGGAAGCGGGGCTGATTGCTTCGGGCCTGTTCATGGCTGGCCTATCGACCTTCGTCTTCTTCATCGCATTGCCGGGGATAAGTATAACAAACCCGGCTCTTATTTACGGCGTCTTCGTCGGTCTGACTTATCTGGTCATCGCCGTCGCTATGTTCGCCGCAACTCATTCCGTCACTATCAAAGGAACCTCAAATGAAGATCAAGCCAAGACCTTACCAAAAGCGGGCACACGACGCGCTAATCCAACAAATCGCTAACGGCGGCGGATCCCCGATCGCGGATCTGGCAACCGGCCTAGGGAAGTCGATCATTGTCGCCATGTGCGCGAAGACCTTGCTCGAGCGCTGGCCTTCGATGCGGATCATGATGCTTGTTCACAAGCGCGAGCTGGTCGAACAGAATTATGAAAAGCTGAAGTCGATTTGGCCAGACGCGCCGGTCGGCATCTATAGCGCCGGACTTGGACGCCGGGACACAAATCAACAGATCATCTTCGGGTCGATCGCGTCGGTCTATCGCGACCCGTATCAGTTCGGTCCGCGTCATGCGACGATCTGCGACGAATGCCACCTGATCCCGAATTCAGGCGAAGGCATGTATCGGACCTACTTCGACGCGGTTTCAGAAATGACACACGGGCGCTTCAGAGCGCTTGGCTTGACCGCGACGCCTTACCGTATGGATAGCGGGCGCTTGGACCGTGGCGACGGTCGCCTGTTCGAAGACACCGTGTTTTCGTATGGCATCGGCGAGGGGACGCGCGACGGATGGCTTGCACCGCTGACCGCTCGCCTTGGCGACGTCGAAATCGATGCTCGGAACATTGCGCGTCGGGGCGGCGAGTTCGTCGCCGGGGACGTTCAGCGCGCGGCGCTTGAAGAAGGCTTGTTAGAGCGCACGGCGGACGACTTGGTTCGCCGGGGCCGGGAAGCTGGTCGGCGGTCATGGCTGATCTTTTGCGCCGGGGTCGATCACGCTCGCATGATGCAGCGCGCCCTACTTGAACGCGGCATCGCAACGGCGACGATCACCGGGCAAACGTCAACCGGCGATCGCGACGCCTACATCGCCGCCTTCAAGCGTGGCGAGATCCAAGCGATCACGAACGCCGACGTTCTGACAACCGGCTTCGATGCGCCGAACGTCGATCTTCTAGCGATGCTTCGTCCGACGCTTTCCACCGGCCTTTACATTCAAATCATGGGTCGCGGGACACGGATGTCAGCGGACATTGCCCGGTCGATCAATGAAGCCGGATCCGCTGAACAGCGCCGGGAACTGATCGCGGGATCCGTGAAGCCGAATTGCCTTGTCCTAGACTACTCAGGCAATGTCCGGCGACACGGACCCGTCGACATGGTGGAGGTGTATGAAAAGGACGGATCGCTTCGGGAAGATGACGACGTCGGTCGCGTCGGTCCTGAAGAAATCCGCGCGACGCAGTGTCCCGAATGCGGGTTCCTTGCGCACGTCTCGGAAATCCATTGTCCCGGATGCGGCTATCAATTGCGCGAAGAAAGTCACGCGCATGATGACACGCCGGACGAAGACGTCGCGGTCATGTCTGATCAGATGCCGGGGAACGACGTTCCCGTCGTCGCATGGCGGGCGAACATTCACCATCGCGGCGGGGATCCGAACGCAACGCCGACTTTGCGCGTCACCTTCGTCGCCGGTCTTCAGACTGTTTCAGAGTATTGGTGTTTTGAGCATAGGGGCATGGCGAGACACAAAGCCGTTATGCACTGGAACCGACACACGGGCGGCATGTCGACCCGCGCCGATGCAAATCATCATGCGGTTCCGAGATCGTGTGTCGAAGCGTTGCGGCGCTTTGAGCGCGGCGAGCTAATGCGTCCGACACACGTCCGCGTCGTCCGGGAAGGGCGCTTCGATCGGATCAGTCATAAAACGTTCGACGACGCCGAACTTCAGCGCGTTCAGACCATGCACGAGACGCAAGAGCGCGATAACATTTTGGATCGGATCTTGGGAGGGCAGAACGATGACTGATCACCTGCACAAAACGCACCGGAAGCACACGTTCACGCAAGGCATGATGGCGGACGCGTTTCGCGAATACCTTGAAGTGAGAGGCGCGCAATACGGCGACGGATCTATTCACATGCAAGTCGAAATGGATCCCGCGTCGCTGCAAATCGTGAAGGCGGTCATCTACATGCCACGCCAGAAAACGATCGCCAGACCGACGAAGAAAAAGAACCGTCGAAAACAAAAGCAATCTTCCAGGTCAGGGGAAAAATCGTGAACGGGTGGCTTTTTTGGTTCGCGCTGATCGCGAACGCTCTGATCATTTGGCGCGTGATCCGGCTCGCGCAACATTGCCTGAAGCTTCGCGACGAGATCCTGAAGGGATACCGGCGCGAGTATGTGCTTCTAAACCGGCTGATCAATTCGAACCGGATGAACAAAGACTTTCTGTCGATGATCAGCCGCGCCGAAATGTCAAAGGATGGTCACGCGCGGGTTCACTGGCACCCGAACGAGATCCGGACCTATTACGACGTTTATGAAAAATCAGAACAGACAATAAAAGACACACTGAAGGAACTGAACGAATGACGGACTATGTCAAAATCTCAAAACTGATCCGGCGGATCCGCGATTGCGCGAACCCGGTCCGGCATCATAACTTCGAAATCTATGCGGCGCTTTGGCCTGACACTTACGAAGTCAGATCTGTCGAAATGCGCTACCCGGATCTAGGTCCGGTCAATGAACGTCACCTGTACATGAACGGCGACCTGATCTTTCCGGGCCGGGACATGAACCCGCTAGAGTATGTCGAAAGCGCTTTGGATCTGATCGATCGGCGCGACTTCGCGCTTCACTATCTTTCCCGGCATCGGGTCTTCGACGGCGTCAATCATTGCGCGTCGATCGCCCGCGACTGGCATCAAGTCGCCGCCGCCTATCACCCGCGTCCGGCAATGGCTTTGACGCTCGGACTTCTTCACGCAGAACTGAAAGTGCAATCATGAAAAAGATTTCCATTTACGTCGCCGGAGCATTCGCGATCCTGACCGGCGCTTTGATCGATTACGGGTGGCGGAACGTGTACGTCACCGCGTCGGCTTTCGTCTGTGTCATGTGGACGATCTATTTCATCATGGATCTTCTTCACGACGTCCTGAAGATCCACCGGCTAGCGCAGCGACCCGATCACGCCACGACCCGGATCGCGATCGAAGACGCGGTCGCCGGGATGGAAGAACTGGCGCGGGCGGCGATCCCGGCGGACGTCACGTCAGCAAATGTCGCGAACGGTCTGACGCAAGGCGAGATTGACGGACAAGGCGGCTTTGCGAGCATGTCCGACGGGATCCGTGACACGGTCAATCGGGTTTACGGTCCGGATCTTACCAAGCATGTTGAAGACGGGATCGTGATCGGTCACGATTACGTCGTCGCGCGATGGTCACGATCGGACATTGAAAAGGGATCTGCGGGCGCGCCCGCGTCCTATGCCTTGAGCTATGAGACGCAAGCGCAAGTCGACGAGATTATGACCGACCTTTGCGAGATCCTAGGGAAAGGCCCGGACGCGATCGACATGGTCATTTCGTATCAACTTCAGGACGGGAAGTTCGTCCGGACAAAAGCGCTTTGGTCCAAACATTATTTGGACACCGTCGATCGCGCGTTAGGGCTCAAGAAATGAAGCCGCGTGTCTTAGTCGCGTGTGAGTTTTCCGGCAGAGTGCGGAACGCTTTCGCTCGCCTTGGGGCGGACGCTTGGTCGATAGATTTCAGAGAAACGGAACTTCCAGGTCAACACATTGTCGGCGATTGCCTTCAGTATCTAGATCAGAATTGGGATCTGATGGTTTGTCACCCGCCATGCACCCATTTAGCGATCAGTGGCGCACATGCCTTTGAGGCGAAACGGGCCGACGGTCGGCAACAAGCGGCGCTTGATTTCGTGTGGAAACTGCTTCAAGCACCGATCCCGCGCATAGCGCTAGAAAACCCGGTTTCGATAATTTCATCGGTCTTCGGCGAACCGACGCAAGTCGTTCACCCCTATTGGTTCGGCGAGCCGTTCCCGAAGGCGACCTGTTTATGGTTGAAGAACCTTCAGCCGCTTCAGCCGACAAACATGGTCGAACCGGGCGAATCTCAGATCACCGCAATCGGACCGCGCAAGTCGCGGGACATGGATCGTTCGCGCACCTATCAGGGCATGGCGGACGCAATGGCTGAACAATGGTTTCCGGGGCTGTCATGGCCTGCGGATTTATTCGACACTGAAACGAGGGCAGCGGCATGACTGGACTACGCGTAAAGAACCCGTGCGGGGATTGCTCGGAAGGTCGATGCACGATGAACTGTTCGCCGGTTGAGCCGATCCCGGATCCGACGGTCAGCGAAGAAGCGGCAGTGTGTCCGTATTGCGGAACGAAGAACCGATTTCACGCTGAAAAGTTCAAGCTGATCAGCCTGATCGCGAACTGTTCGGATTGCGGTCGAAGCCTGTTGATCAAGATCGAACGCGTCACGAAGTACACGACCGACGTCGGGGATAGCCTTCCATGATCAAGACAATCATTTTTTGGTATCTGGTCAGTTCAGCGATCGCCGCGTCGCTCTACATTTTGATTATGGTCAACAGGGGGAAGCGATGACTGAAGGCTTCATTGTGTTCGCTTTCTTTTGGGCTTGCTGTGCGGTCCTGACCGAACTGGATCCGTCCGCGCACATTCCGTCCGAACAGTGGCGGATCAAAACCCTGCACTTCACCGGCTATGCATTCGGCGCTTTGGCGATCGCGCAAGCCTTCACTCTAATCCGTCACTTCACTACACTTTTAGGAACCGCTTAAAATGACTTCACCGTTCAAGACAATAGCCGGGAAGCTATCGCGCGCCGGTTTTCACGTCCTACCGATCAAAGCCGAAGACAAGCGTCCGGGCGAATACCGCAACGCGAAATGGTTCAACGCCGGGAACTGGCAGCGCCACCGGGACACCAAACCGACAGACGCAGATCTTGCCGTTTGGCAGCAATGGCCAGACGCGAACATCGGAATCGTTCTCGGCTCAGATGCCGGGGACGGGACCACGATCATCGCCGTCGACATTGACACCGAAGATCCGGACGAAACCGAAGATCTGATCCGCTCGCTTCCGTTCTCACCGATGGCCAAAACAGGCGCGAAGGGGATCACGCTATTCTATCGCGCCGGGTCTTGGATCCGGTCGAAGGGATACCGATCAGGGAAGCGAGCGCTTGGCGATCTGCTAACCGGGAACGCCACGAAACAAACTGTCGTTCCGCCGTCGATGCATCCCGACGGCATGGCCTATAAATGGGTTCGCGGTCCGGTCGATAAGGTCGCCGAATTGCCGGAGCTGACCGAAGACCATTTGACCGAATTCGAAGAAATGATGGAAGCGCTAGGCTGGAACGACGAAGAAGTCGTCGCAGCGACGCCGGAGCAAATCGAAGACGATCCATTCGGCGACGTCAAAGTCGTCGCGCTGCAACGCCTAGAAGATTGGGTTCCGGATCTGAACTTGTTTCGCCTGTCACGCAGCGCCGACGGATTTCGCGCCGTCCCGACATGGCGCGCTTCAGGATCCGGACGGGCCGACAAGGATCGCGCCCGGTCCCTGTCGATCACCCGGCGCGGTATCCGGGACCACGGAGCCGGGAAAGGCTATTCGCCGATAGATCTGGTTATGGCAGCGCTCAACCTGGAAGCCGGATCTGCTTTTTCGTGGTTAGAAAAAGCGCTCGGCATGGAACAGGAAAGCGCCGAAGTGATCCAGATCACGAGCCGGAAAAAGCGGAACCCGGACGTCGCACCTGAAGACGACTTTGAAGCCGAAGACGAAGTCTTTTATTCGTATCAGGACAACGTTCCGACCTATGGCCTGTTCGTCGAAGACGACGCAATTCAGAACTGGCGACAGTATCCGCCTTGCGACCCGATCACCGCGATCGCGGAATGGATCGAACGGGGATCCGCCACGCCGCTTCGTTCCTTCGCGATCGGGGCAGCGATTACGGCATACGGCGCGGCAATCGCTCGCCAGTTCGTCACTTGCTACAAGACACCCGGCGCGGTGAACACGTTCATGATCGGACTAGCGCCTTCAGGGGCGGGCAAGGATCATAGTCTGAAGATGGTCGAACGCTTGCTGATCGATGCGGGTCTGGATCAGTATGTCGGGCCTCCGCAATGGACGTCCGCGTCGGTTCTGGATCAGCGCTTGGTTCGCCACCCGATCGCCATTTCCCCGATCGATGAAGCGGGCGACTTTATGCTTCGAATGATGAACAGCCGATCGTCACCAGCAGAGATGACGAAGGAACGCGGATTAAAGACGCTCTATTCGTCCGGGAATGGCCATTACATGACGCAGGAAATGGCCGCTAAGGCGTCCGAACGTATTCACGCGCCCTTTCTGTCGATTTTCGGCGTAGCGACGCCAGAGGGCTTCTATGAGGCTTTACCGACCCGCGCGATCGAAGGCGGTCTGTTCAATCGGTTCCTGATCCTGAACGAACACATTTCCGAAGAAGAACTGGCACGTCAGAAGACCGACGCCGATCTAATGGAAGCGACCTTCGGCGAGCGTCCACAAGTCGACGTCCCGCCGTCGATCGTGGCGCTTCTTCGCAATGCGTCCACATGCCGGGACGGCGTCGCTGAAAACGTTCAATTTCAACCGTCCGTGACAGCACAATCCGGGTCACTGGATCCGGGGCCGACTGTCGTCGATGGCCCGAACGACGTGAAGCTGTTTTGGAGCCGATACAGGGAACACACGACCACTGCCACGCGCAAGGATGCACAATTGGCGAACATGTACGCCAGAGCCGCGGAAAACGCGCTACGGATTGCAACAGTGCTTTCTGTGGCTGAGTGCAATCACCGGGGCGATCCTTGGACCCTGCAACCGGCTTGTATGGAATGGGCGTGTCGTTTCGTCGACTGGTCGACCCGGACCAACATTCGGCAGGCGCGCGGAAACCTGTTCGCTTCGAAGCAAGCCGCACTTCAAGACCGGATCCGGCTTTACATCAAAGACCGGGACACCGTGAAGCGTCGCCAACTGGTCAATAATTTCCGGAAGCAGATCGACAGTCTTCGGGATCTGGATAGCGCCTTGGCGCTTCTGTGCGAGGGCGGCTATCTGCACCGCTACGAGAAAGAAAACAAAAGCGGCGTCAACACGGTCTTCTATCGCTACATCGGGAAGGCGTGAGAAACCGTGTACTAAACTGTGTAAACTGTGTACTCCGAAAAAACGTGGCGCATCATTCGGGGTACACACGTTACACACTTTCCTACACACGTTAATAATAACATATATATATATATATCAATATATTATATGTTTATATCTATGAATCTATAGAAAGTGTGTACTGTGTACTGTGACCCGATAATCGTATCGTATAACGATAAATTTCATGTTTCGCGTGTGAATAGGTACACGGTACACGGCTTAGGGCAAAAATGCGCTTCGTTTGACAATTTCGACGGATCCCCGCAATTGGAATTCCAACGCAAGCGCTGGGGCTGAAATGTTTGAACAGTTGGATTTGTTCGACCTGATACCTTCCGACGATCGGATCTATGAATTCGAAGAAGCCTGTCGCCTCGCTGCGAAGTGCGAAAAATCCCTTGCACCGATCAGGGCTCAAAACAAAATGAAATCTTCCAGGTCTAAAGGTTTGACGCGACAGGAACTTCATTTTCAGCGCCGTCGGATTGCGACCGAAGTCCTAGCCGAAAAGGGGTCCGTTTCAGAGTTTGCCAGACGGGCCGGAATTGTATCCAGTTGGGCTTCGGAATGGCTGAAGCGATTTGAACCGGATCTTCATCGGGAATTGCTGGATCAATCACACCCGGTCATGTTATCGCGAGAACGTCGGATCGCTCGCCTGAAGGCGGTCCAATTGGCTGAAGCTTTAGGGATCCCGCTTTGTGACGTTGCGCAACAGATGAACATGGAACCCGGAACCCTGAAGCGATGGCTCGCCACGTGGGCACCTGAAGGGATCGAAGACGCTTTGGAATTAGAGTTAGACGAAGACTTATTGGAGGTCGCTTAAATGGAAACCGCTATTTTCTACCATCTTATGATCGGTTCGCTTTTGACGTTCGCGTTCCTATTCGAGATCGCACGGGGCAAGGTTCCCCTAAAAGATCTGAAGGAACGTTGGTTCACTCAGGGCGGCGCGCTGTTTTGGTGCGTCGTGTTGCTGACGATAGGCTGGCCTTTCATCGCAGTGATCGCGATTAGCGACATGTGGCGCGATAGATCATAGGGGTGTGTCATGGGGCAGCATGGCCACCTATACAAAACGAAAGCATGGCAGGTTAGGCGCGCTGATCAGTTGGCGCGCTTTCCCCTATGCGAGATGCACTTGCAACAGGGCCGGTCTGTTCTGGCCACGGTTGCGGACCACGTCGTTCCACATCGGGGCGATGAAGCTTTATTTTTTGAGGGGGATCTTCAATCCCTTTGCAAAGACTGTCACGACAGCGTGAAGCAGCGTGACGAAAATCGCGGTTATTCGACCGCTTGTGGCGTCGATGGCTGGCCGCTCGACCCTAACCATCCCATGTGGACCGACGATTTCGGTCCGCTAGGCCAGACCAAAAAGAAAGGGCAGACATAATGCAGCTTATCAAATTGAAAGACACGTTCGGCACCCGATACCGGCTTCCGAAAGGTCATGTCGAATACCATTATTGGAGCCGCAACGTCGGCACTGAAGACGCGGCGCTAACGATCGGGATGAAGTCTGGTCAGCAATTGATTTTGACTATCGACGTTGAGGCATTGATTGAGTTCGAAGACGACCTAGGCGTTCGCCAGCTTCGCGACTGATCGCAAGGGAGGGGTGGGTGAACTTTCCGTTTTCTCGCCCCTCCGGGATCGGCGTGGGGTTCCCTTTTCTTTCCTT